ATTAACCAACTACCTATTTACAAATTATAAAAAAACCAATACACACATTGACATTGGTTGCATATGCCTTTAATATACAGTCACTATTACAATAAGCATAAGGGGGAAATGCAATGTTTACACAATCAGTGCCTGATGGTTTTTATTACAGGGAAATTAATGATGCAGAAATCTTACGTCCACTTATGGGACGTGGTTATGCAGATGTTAAGATATTTTATAAGCTGAAGAAGTTTAGAGAAGAAAGGAAGTGGAGAGAAGTTATAAATATCCTGGCAAACATAGGTTATGAAAAAGGGAATCAATTTTTTAATACACATGAACTGCTGGGTGAATTATCTTCAGAGAAAATAAGATTTAGAATTGATGATTTATCAATGTCACTTGGAAGGGTATGGGACGTGATGCAAGAAGATTACTGGGCGTGTCACTGGGAAACAGACAGAAGGACAAATGACTTTTATAAGGACAGGCTGGTAAGACCAATGCTGGACAAATTAAAAATTGGTCATGTGTCTATGGAACATGGGGATATGGTTCAGTTTAAGGGAATGACTTTTATATTATTTGATGAAGCAGTTTATGATGGCAAGGGTTATAATGCACACAATCTTGTTGGCTATAAACAAAGCTGGGGTCAGCTTATAAGAAGAACTGATGGTGATGGTGAAGTGGAAGGCGTTACAATAAAATTATTATCCAGTTGACAAATGTATTTAAAAGAAATTGAACATTTATTAAAAAATGATACCAGGTTTGACATAAGTCAGACTTTTGGACACCCTAAAAAGCATGATTTTGAATTTGGATTTGTTGCTGACACATTTGATAAATTAATGTTCCAGGACACTGTCATTCCTTCCCTTGCTACTTTTGAAAATACAATTCTTATGCAATTTAAAACACTGATAAAAGAACAAAACGTTCCTGGTGATGAAGTACATGGAAGGATTGCAAGAATGTGGGCTGGTTTTACAATGGAACAACACGCATATCAATTGTTATTACAGATTGGAAATGAATATGGTTTTGGAAATAATATTATCAGCAATCCTGAACTGGACATGAAAAAGGGCATTGATGTTTATTTAAGAAATACATATGACCCTTCCAGGTCAGGCAAGTTGAGAATATATAAAGATACTGCTCAAAAATGGAGAGATTTAAAAGATAAAAAAAGACCAAAAGGGCATGATGTTTCAGGTATGTTTGAAGATGTCCCAATAGGTAAAGACACACCTGAACATACCAAAGAAATAAACAGGTGGTATTTGTTAAGTGATAATCATGCACATAAACTGATTAAAAAATACCTTCCAGTAATTACACGTTCAATGATTTTAGGAAATTTTTTAGGATTCCAAAAGTAGATTATTTGTAACAATCCTATATATTGTGTTATATTATAGAACCATACAATATGTGGGTATTCGTGTGTCAAAAAATTTAGCAATAAAATTGAGAAGAAACCAAATTTTAGAATATAAAATTGCTGGTTTTACAAATCAAAAGATTGCTGAAAAATTAAACGTTTCACCTTCTGTAGTATCAAGTGACATCAAAGCATCACTACAGGCACTGGAAGATTCAACAAGTAAGAATGTAGAGAAAATGCGTGTGCTTACAAATGCAAGACTGGAAAACTTACTTGTTCCATATTACATGAAAGCAATTGCAGTAAATGATGATGATGAATTTGAAGGTGACATTGAATCAGCAGAATTTTCAAGAAAAATTTTAAATGACATCAGGCAGTTGTGGGGTGCTGATCTGAAAAAACAGGACATCAATATTGATGCCAGGCAACAAACAGTTGTGTGGGATAAGGAAGAAAGTCCAAATGATTTATTAGAAGATAAAATAAAGAAATACATTGCAAGAAACAACAGAACAAACACTGATAAAACAAGCACAGACTCTAACTAAAGAACAGGCAATTAAAAAGTTATTTGACTGGCGTTCTGAACTTAATGCACGTCCAAATCAGATTGCACCTGATAGTGACTTCACTTGTTGGCTTATTTTAGCTGGACGTGGATTTGGGAAAACAAGAACTGGTGCTGAATGGGTAAGGGAAAGAGTAGAGTCAGGAATGTCTAAACGCATAGCACTGGTTGGCAAGACTCCAGCAGATGTGCGTGATGTAATGATTGAAGGAGAAAGTGGACTGGTTAATATTAGTCCCCCATATAATATGCCAAAATATGAACCATCAAAAAGAAGATTAACATGGAACAATGGCACAATAGCACAAACATTTTCATCATACGAACCTGACCAGTTAAGGGGTTCACAGTTTGATACTGCCTGGTGTGATGAACTGGCAAGTTGGGAATACCCTGAAGAAACATGGGACAATCTTATGTTTGCTTTAAGGCTTGGTGAAAAGCCACAGGTTTGTGTGACTACCACACCAAAACCATTGCAGTTACTTATAAATTTAAAAGATGCACAAACAACTGTACTTACAAAAGGTACAAGTTATGACAACAGGGAAAATTTAAACCAGCAATTTTTTGATTCAATATTATCCAAATATAAAAATACCAGGTTGGGTATGCAAGAAATATATGCTGAAATACTGGAAGAATCAGATAATGCTTTGTGGAAACGTGAATGGCTTGATGATGCAAGATTAATTGATGCACCTGAAGAATTGGAAAGAATTGTTATTGCAATTGACCCAGCAGTTACTTCAAAAAAGACAAGTGATGAAACTGGTTTAATTGTAGCTGGTAAAGATAAGGAAGGTAAATTTTATGTTCTTAATGATTCCAGTGGAAGATATACACCATCAGGCTGGAGTGAAAAAGCAATAATGCTTTATAACCAGTTTCAATGTGACAAAATAATTGCAGAAGTCAACAATGGGGGACAACTTGTTGAACATACACTGCGTACACAATCAGAAAATGTCCCATATAAATCAGTTCATGCAAGTAGGGGTAAACGCACAAGAGCAGAACCAATTGCATCACTATATGAACAGGGTAAGGTTCATCATGTTGGCAATTTTGAAAGACTGGAAAACCAACTTTGTAACTGGGAAGCAACATCAGGTGAAGCATCACCTGACAGGTTAGATGCTTTAGTCTGGGCATTAACTGAACTAAGTGGTTCAGGCAATCCATCAATACGTTGGTTATAAGGAGTGTAACATGGCATGGTATAACAAAATTAATCCATTTTTAAAAACAGAAGAAAAAGCACCTGGACTGGATAATTCATTATTTCAGAATTACACAGTGGGTGGCACATTATCAAATGTTACACCAGGTGATTATGTATCAGCATATGGTCAGGTTGGATGGGTATTTGCCTGTGTATCAAGAATTGCAAGTGCAGTTGCAGAAACAAACTGGAGATTATACAAGGTAAATGAAACTAATAAAGAGAAAGAAGAAGCATATGGTCAGGTTGGATGGGTATTTGCCTGTGTATCAAGAATTGCAAGTGCAGTTGCAGAAACAAACTGGAGATTATACAAGGTAAATGAAACTAATAAAGAGAAAGAAGAAATTATAAATCATCCAGTATTAAGTTTATTTGATTTTGTTAATGAATATACTACTGGTCTTGAAATGATGGAACAGACACAGACATTTATTGATTTACTTGGTGAAGCGTTTTGGTTAATTATAAGGGACAGGGCAAACAGACCAGCAGAATTGTGGGCTATAAATCCAAATAAAATAAAAGTTGTACCACATTCAAAAGATTATATTGCTGGATATGTATATGTAAATGGACAGGAGAAAATCCCACTTGAAAAATCAGAAGTTATACACATTAAACTTCCTAATCCTAATAATCCATACAGGGGACAATCACCTATTGCTTCTATCATGTCAGATATTGAAGCTGAAAAATTTTCAAGTCAATATAACAAATCATTCTTTCAGAACAGTGCAGAACCTTCAGGAGTCATAAATTTTGAAGGCACACTTACTGATTCGCAGTATGAAAGATTGAGATACCAGTGGAATGAACAACATCAGGGAGTTTCAAGAAGTCATAAAGTGGCAATACTTGAAGGTGGTGCTACCTGGCAAGGCAAAACTGTAAATCAAAGGGATATGCAGTTTAAAGATTTAAGGCTGATGAATCGTGATGTTATTCTTGGTGCTTATGGTATGCCACTGCATATACTTGGAATAAGTGAATCTGTAAACAGGGCAAACGCTGAAGCAAGTGAATATACATTTTCAAGATGGGTATTAAAACCAAGACTTCACAGGATAAGGGCAAAATTAAATGAGCAGTTTATTCCAATGTTTGGTGAAAACTTATATTTTGATTATGACTCACCAGTTCCTGAAGATGTACAACGTAATTTATCAGTTGCAGATACAGGTTTTAAATCAGGATATATAACACGAAATGAAGCAAGAACATTAGTTGGTCTTGACTCAGTTAGAAATGGTGATGTGTTTATGATGCCACTGGCATCAGTGCCTGAAAATGTTACAAGACAAAAAGGTGTGAAGGATATAAATGATTTTACAACAGAATATAAAAACTACAGGGTAAAAACATTTCTTGATAAGTATGACAACTTTCAGAACAAACTTGAAAATGAATTTGAAAAAATATATTCCAAACAAAAGAAGGAAATTGTCAGCAATCTGAAAAAAGACCCTAAGAAAAATCCATTTGATGAAATGAAGTGGATTGAAGTAATGCAAGAATCATTAATTTCTTTTTATAAGAAAACAATTGCCAAAGCTGGTAATGATACACAGGAAGAAATAATGCGAAGGGCAAACAGATTACTTACAAGATCAGTTAAACAAAAAACACCATATAGTTATGATTTTGATTCTGAATCAGATGCCATTGTAAGTTTCATTTCAAAAAATGCGTTATCTAAATCCAAATACCTGGTTGGTACACAGGCAAAAGAAGTCAGGGCTTTAATAATTGCATCAAGAGATGTAGAAGGTGTTGGTGTTGAAGGACTGGCAACACGAATAAATCAGTCATTTGGAGATGATGCAGTTTATCCATTTGATAAAAAATATGCAACAAAAGTGGCAAGAACTGAAACAATATCAGCTTTAAACCACGCAACACTTGAATCAGCCAAACAGTCACAAATTATTTCAAATAAAATATGGCTGACAACACAAGATGATGGAACTAGAGATGAACATTCAACTGCTGATGGGCAAAGAGTTCCATTGGCTGAACCATTTAATGTAGGTGGTGAATTGTTAGATGCACCAGCTTTAGGTAGTGACCCAGCAAACAATGTTAATTGCAGATGCACTATCCTGGAAGAAATTGATTATGATGATATGCTTCAGGAATTTGTTGAAGGGGGTGTGCCAATTAATGACCCACATACATATTATGTTAATCCACTTGCAGTGACACAATCAGATAATCTTGAAACTAAATCAGCATCTGATTATCAATATCCATTACAGGAAGCAAGATGTCCTGATTGTGATAAATTACTTGCCAAGAAATTACTTGGAACTGTCAGCTTGTATTGTAGTAGATGTAAAAAAGAAATTAAATTTAATGAAAAAAGTTTGACAAAAACAAAATAGATAGTTTATAATTTTTACAAATTGAATATGGCTAGAGTGCATGACACCAATGCCAAAAATGTGAATCCTAAGAGATCGTTTTTATAAGTGACCAGCTTATATAAAGGGTCTTTTTTTGTGTGAAAAAGGTCTAAAACTTTAACAAATAAGGAGTACACATGGCTTCTGAAAATGAAGTAAAAAAGATTTTCAAAAGTTACAGGGCAGAAACCAAATCTGTTGACGATAAAGAAGGTTATATAAAAGCTATTGTATCAACTGAAGCAGTGGACAGAGATGGTGAAATAATACTTTCATCAGCCTGGCGTAAAACCATTGGTGATTTTATGAAACATCCAGTGTTAATATCATCACATGATTACAATGACCTGACCAAACAGTTGGGTGAATGGGTATCACTGGAAGTTACTGACAATGGTCTTGAAGGGGTAGCAAAATACTACATCAACAAGGGCAATGCAGAAGCTGACTGGGGATATGAGTTAGCCAAACAGGGCAAGTCTGCATACTCAGTTGGATTCATGGCTTATGACTACATGGAAGGCAATGGTGAAGATAATGCCAAACGTACATACACTGATGTTGAACTTCTTGAAATTTCACAGGTAACAATTCCCAGCAATCCTGAAGCACTGGTAACAATGCGAAGCAAAGGGTTAAATCCAGTTGCAGAAGAAATTGCAAAAGAATTATATCCTGAAACAGAAGTACAGGAAGAAGAATCAAAAGCACCATTACCTGGTGCTGACCAATACACAACTGAAGAAGAAGCACTGGAAAGGGCTGAAGAAATTGGTTGTGAAGGTACTCATACAATGGAAGATGAAGATGGAAATACAATTTATATGCCTTGTGCAACGCACCAGGACTATGATGAAATTACAAATCCATCTGAAGAAGAAGAAGAACAGGAAGAAAATCCTGATGGGTATGATGAAGATAAAGGTGTAAACTTTGTAACTTTTACAAAAGAAGAAAAACAGAATTTAATGAAAGCAGTTGACAATATTAATGACCTGGAAGCAAAACAAACAGAAAAAATATATTCTGTTGCTGATGCTATCAGGGAAGGTGTCAACGCTGGTTTAAATAAAATTAAAAATAATAATTCCAAAAATAAGGAGTAAATCATGGCAGAAGATGAAATAAAATCTACTATGTCAGAGAAGGACTTTAATGAATTAAAGCATGAAATTGAAAACAACACAAAAGCAGTTGTTGAAGATGTGCTTAAATCAAATGTACCTTCTCAAAGACTTCCAATGAGTGAAGAAGATGCCAAAGCTAAAGAAGGCAATGGTAAATTCAAATCTTTTGGTGAGTTTGCAAAATCAATTCACGACAAATCAATTGGAAACAATAATGATGTCAGATTGAAAGCATTAAATGAAGGTTCAGGTGAAGCTGGTGGCTTCCTTGTACCTGAAGAATTTAGGGCTGAATTATTAAGTCTGGCTTTAGAAGAAGCAGTTGTAAGACCAAGAGCAACTGTAATTCCTATGGCTTCAAACACAATTAAAATTCCTAGAATTAAAGACACAAGCCATGCTTCCAATGTGCATGGTGGCGTGACTGCAAACTGGTCAGAAGAAGCTGGTAGTTATACTGCTTCAGAACCTGATTTTGCACAATTCCAGCTAACTGCTAAAAAGTTAACTGGGTACACACAGGCAAGTGATGAATTGGTACAGGATTCAGCAATTGCACTTGAATCACTTTTAATCAATCTTTTTGGAAGTGCCATCAGGCATTTTGAAGAGAAAGCATTTATAGGTGGAACTGGTGCTGGTGACCCTGAAGGAATACTAAATTCAGATGCCTTAATTAGTGTGGCAAAAGAAACTGGGCAAACTGCAACAACAGTTGTTTATGAAAACATTATAAAAATGTATACAAGAATGTTACCCAGTTCACACAACAAGGCAGTTTGGATTTGTCACCCTGATGTACTGGGACAATTGATGCAGATGGCGTTAAATGTGGGTACAGGTGGTAGTGCAATTTGGGTTAATAATGCAGTGGATTCTGTTCCAATGACTATATTTGGCAGACCAGTATTATTAACTGAACACGCTAAAACACTGGGGACAGTTGGAGATATATATTATGCTGATCTTTCCTATTATTACATAGGGGACAGAAATGGTTTAAGTATAGCTTCATCACCACATTACAGGTTTGCAAATGGTGAAACTGTATGGAGATTCACAGAAAGATTAGATGGTGGTATGATTTTGGACAGTGCTATTACACCTGAAAATGGTAGTAATACAACGTCACCAATCGTGGCACTTGCAACAAGAAGTTAAAATTTATAAACAATAATTAATAAATAAGGAGTATTTATTATGAGCAACAAAGGTTCAGAAGATATGGCATTTACTTTGCTTGAAACAAGTGATATTGGTGGCACTTCAGCTACAACAAGCTATGTTTCAATGGAAGG